ACTTTCGGAAGCAGAAAAACAGGCATTATTAGGTGACTTAAAGATGGAAGTTGAAAAACTGGAAGATGAAGGTAAAGATATCGAAGAAGATATATTTGCAATCTCAAAGAGAATTAAATAATGCCAGGATTTAGAGTCCCCGTCAGTAACAACGGAGTTAGAACACTACTACCAGGTGCCCCCACCAATACAGTAGCTACGGACTCTTTTATCTATGAAGCTGCGCAAGTTGAAGAAATCATTGTTAATGAAGCAAGTAATAAATACGATCAAAATAGAGCAAGTACAACGGCAAACGTTGGTCGTGCCAAAGTACGGTTTGTAAATACAGACCAAGACACCAGAAGTAAAAACTTGGTTTGGGCGGACCCGCTTATACCATATCAAACATCATATCCACTAGTTGGAGAATATGTATTGGTGTTTAAAATGTTAGGTACTTATTGGTATATAGGACCACTTAACACCAAACGAAAAATATCAGAAAACGCACATCCTGTTGTTGGAACTATATTGGAAGCGGCACGAACGGAAAATGCGATTGATAGACAACGACAAGCACTTCGTGGAGTCACAACACAAGCATCCAAAATTAAAACCAACGCAGGTGATAATTTTAGAGAATTAAATGTAAATCCTGTCAAAGCATTTGAAGGAGACATTATTTATCAAGGACGATATGGACAATCCATTCGACTAGGAAGTAGTCAGTTAAGTCAAGCGTCCGATGGTGAACAATTTCCAAATATTATCTTACGTGCTGGACAATCATCTGTAATAAGAACTGCTGACGGACCTGCTGGATTGACGAACGAATCACTTAACGCAGACGCCAGTTCGATATATATGGTATCAAAACAGATATTACCATTGGTACCTGCAACGTATGGTACAAATATCCATCTTCGTTCAACGTTTGAGAAACCTATATTTGATGGTGCATCCATATTAATAAATTCCGATAAGTTAATATTTAATGCAAAACAAACATCCATATATATGTTTTCGAAAAAAGGCATACATCTTAACACGTTAGATGATGGATTTACATTAGATTCTGCCGGAAACGTTACCATACGAACACCAAATTTAATTAATCTGTTCGCAGAAAAAACTATTAGTTTAGATTCAAAAGAAGATACCATAGTGAATACTAAACGAGATGTTCTTATTAGTGCCGATAGAAATGTTACGTTCCACGGTAACGAAATATTCTTGGGTGGTAGAAGTTCAAATGCATCTCCTATTGCAATGGCAAAACCATTAAAATTATTTTTGTTTGAATTACTACGAACAATCATGTCTACCTCTCCACTAACTCTCGGACCCTCTGGTATCGTGAATCCTGCGTTAATCGCAAGAATGTTGGTGGTATACGCAAAGTACCAAGTATTCCCAGACCCATTTCAACCACTATGGGCATCTAACGATAATTTCGTAATGAAAACTAATGAGAGAACATTGGCTGGAGATTTACCAGCAAATGAAAGCTTAAAAAATGTTACTGGACTAGGTTCTTCGGGAGTTTCTACAATTGATTTCGGTAGAGAAGTTGCAACCAATTCTTCTATACGAAATCTTAGAAAGTTCTTTGACGATGAAACTACTTCGAAATTATAATTTATGACTACATTATCCGAACAATATTTTGGTGCTTATTTACAACGAGCAACTAATAGTACCTCGAATATATCTACAATCA